TTCCTTCATACAAAACACCTTCATCCAAACTAATATTCTGAATACCAAAATCATAGTTTAAGAAATGAGCAACAAAATCAAACTCTTTACTAATCCTGTCTATTTCATAAGAATAATAGATTATTTCTAAATCTATATGAGAAATATTATGAATAGATTTTATTTGTTCTTTTGTAAAACCATCACTCAAGAGTTTCAAATATTTGAAATTATTATTAATAACAAATAAACAAGGACCTATAACAAAACCAGCATCAACAAGTGTTGATTTTCCACCTTTAGCTGCACCAGCAACAACATAAATCATTGCTCTTTGTAAATCATTAATAGCAGCAGAAATGTTTTCTAAACCTTCTCCCATAGGAAGACCTTTATTTGCTCCTTCTTGTCCTTTTTTATATGCTTCAATAAGATTCATTACATCATTGTATTATTTGAACCACTTCTACCATTTTCAGAAACAGTCATCTCTTTGTATCTATTTACCCATTCTAATAAATGTGATACTTTTTCAGCACCTTGACCTTCATAAATAAATTTATGAGAAGTCTTTAAATACATAGGTTGTGTAACTGTTCTTAAATACATTTTAGTAGCTTCCATTACTTCATCTTGTCTAATTGCTGGATTATTGATAAAGAAGGTTTTCATTCTTGCAGCAACATTTCGATAAGTTCCTTTTCTGTCCTTATTAATATTACTAAATTCTTCCATCCAATCTTTAACCCATTCAAAACCAGTAACTTGTTCTTCAAACAAAGGAACATTCCAATCAAGAGTTTTAGATTTTTCATCTAATACTAATATTCTTGTTCTATTCATTTTTTCTACTAAAGCTAAAGGAGTATAAGAAGGTTTTACATCATAATAAATAGATAACAAATAAGCTATCCCATCATTTACAGGAATACCAAAGGTTTTCAGTACAACATTTATTTCTGGATTTATTAGCATAATTGTTTTTCTTTTTGGATTAATAATTCTATCTCAACAGTTTCTTCATAAGAAAAAGTCCTATTTTCATCATTAATTACAGTAATCTGTTCTCTGGTAAACATAGCACCAGGATTATCTGTTTTAGATAAAATAGCATTTCTTTTTAATGTAGTAATCTTATTGAGTTTCCCATCTTTATACAATCTTACATTCATTACTTTTTTGTTTTAAAGATTCATAACTAATATGCTCTATTTTAGATTGGTCAAAATTAGCTAATGCTGTATTAGACCATACCTCATCTTGTGTTTCATCACAGACAATTATCCAAATATGAGCTTCATGTCCAGGTCTAAATCTAATCAATCTTCCTATTCTTTGAATCAAATCTTTTTCTTTTGAATTAAGTTGAAGAATTAATCCTCCATCTAATCCAATAAAATTATGACCTTCATTGATAGCTTTCACACAAGATAATTTTTTAATTTCATCTTTTTTAAAAGCATTATAAAAAGTATCTCCTGATTTAGAGTGGAAAGTTTCTTTACAAATTTTCTCTGCTTTTTCTATACTACCACAAAATATCAGAGTTCTGTCCTCTTTATTAATATGATTATTTAGAATATATTGAGCAGCAATGAATTTACTTTCAAGATTATAAATAAATCTCATTCTGTTAAAAGTAGAAATTTGTCCAGGTCTTGTAAGACATAAAGTAGATAAATAGTTATATTTAGCTAACTCTGTCTGAAAGAATGGTTTATCTTTACTACCAGATTGAACATTTTTAATAACATTGTCTAATTTTGTATGAACAACAGTAATCTTGTATGGAGCAACAAATCCTAACTTAACAGCATTATCTAATGTTAGACTATAAACAACATGAATACCCAATCTTTGAAAAATAAGTAATTTTTCTTCATCATTTGGTACAGTAGCTGTTAAAGCTATAACATTTTCAATATGATTGTTACTAAACAATTCAGATGCTAATTCAGTCATATTATGACACTCATCAAGAACACAAGTATTAAAATCAAAATCTTCAATTTTAGAACCAGAAGCATAACAAAGTTTTTCAGTTTTATCATATAGAGATAATCCTTTCCATTTACTAAATTCTTCTTTCCAATTTTCATCTCTTAATTTCTCTGTTGGTACAACTAAAACATTGTCATATTTAGAACCTTGAGGATTGTAATGCTTTAACAAATCAATAGCAACTTTACTTTTTCCACTACCAGTAGCCATAGCCACAAGACCTCTCCCTCCTGCATTTATAACTGCTTGAGTAGCTTCTTTTTGTACAATAGCTCTGACTTTATTAACAAAGATTGTTACATCTTCTTCTGTTGTTAATGCTTCTCTTAATGCTAAAACATCATCTACACAATCTAAAATAGAATTGTGTTTTTTAAGTAGCAAATTTAACTTTTTTAAAACTTCTTTCATGTTAAAAACTTTTTTTTATACCTAAAAGGTAAGATTATAATTTCTGCTTTAAGATTATCAGGTAAATTCATATTTTGAAATATTGAATGTGTTTTATCAGAAATGATTTGTAAAGGATATACTTCTATATCATACAATTCACTAATTATCATACTCAATGATTTAGCATCAAATACAACAATTGGACCAAGTAATTCAAAATTAAATCCCATTATTTTTCTCAATAACATTAATGATTTTATAAACTTCTGCTATGTAATAAGGATAATAAATAATTTTCTTTATTTCTTCATCTGTAATCATTTGATTGATAACAGTACAAAGAAAACCAGCTTCATAATTATTATGTCTTACTTTTTTCACCAGTTGTTTAAAATCTTCAAAACTCCCCTCATAACCTTGTTCAACAGTAGCAAAAGAATAAGCATCTCTCAATTTCTTACTATCTTTAGGTTCTATAGGGGGCATTTGTTTTATTAGTGATATACCTTGACCTACATTATGATATTTTTTAGTTTCTTTAGTATATACTACTTCCCCTGTTATTAAATATCTTGTAATTCTCTGAATCTCGTTATCAGATATTGAATTACCATCTTCATCATATACTACACTCAAAAGTCTATCAGTTTTATTAACTTTAGTTCTTTTAAAAAAGTCATATAAATCTGTATGATTGTAAATAAAAGTTTGAACATCTATTCCATGAACAAAATAGGCTTCAAGAGCTTTTGGAATCACTAACATAGAAAAGTTCTTATGTAATTCAAGTTCATATTCATAAGTACCTTTCCTTTTGACACCACCATAGTCATAAATTGCAAGATAATTATTTACATTACTTATTACCATTTTAGAATAAAATGCTTCTTCTAAAATTAAACCTGTTAAAGATTCCCATCTCTTACAGATTAATCTGAACAATTCTAAATCTTTTTTCTTAATCTTCATAGTCAAACCATCAGTATTAATCTGTAACATTTCATAGAAAGATAATTCTATTGTCAATGTTTCAGCTAACATACATAAAAGTAATTGACCATTTACACAAGTTTGTACTACATATTGCTTATCACATAAAGGACTAAATTCACTACCTCCCTTACCATAAGAACCATTCCCTGCTAATTTCATTGATGTGTTTTCAGGAGTTTTCTTTGGATATAGTTTTCGTTCTTCTTTAATTTCTTTATGTACTTCGGCATAAACACCTTTAAGATGTTCAGGTTCAAAATTGAATTTTTCAGACATACTTGGATAATATCCAGCTACATCTATATCAACAATCAATTCATCTTCTGCTGGTGTATAACAACCTGCATCAATTGAACCATGAATACCTCCAACTCCAAAATCATATTGAAAACCTTTATATACAATATTCAAATTTTTCTGCTTCCCAACAGTTTTATGAACAAAATAATAGGGTTCTAATGATTTCAAATCATCAAAAGGAATTTTACTAAATACTCCATTTAATTCTTTGATAGTTTTACTTTTAAACCAATTAAGAATTTTTTGAAATGGTTCTTCTCTGAACACAATAAAAGGGAGAATAGTATCTCCAATATTTATTGTTTCTCGAATAGTATTTCTTGGTAGTTTTCTGATTCCTCCTGATTGAGTTTCAAACTCTGTATAAACAAGATGTTCCCCTGCTTTCTGGATAATCTTACTAATAAAAATATGTTCTCCTATTTTAACATCATTGAAGTTTGTAAAATCAATGTTATATTTAGGTGAAAGTACCTCTCTTAATTCAATTCCAGGTAGAGTTTTGAAAAAGGTTAATTCTGTAGCATCAACATCATTATCACAATACTCAATAACTTTGTAAATTTCTTCTCTTGTTAAATATGTTCCTACAGGATATGGTAACTCTTGTATATTATTCAATCTCAAGTTAAATTGTAAAAGTTTTAAAGAAGTCATTTTTGCCTTATTATCAAAATGATTAATTTTGAATAAGTCAATTTGCTTTCTTAATGGAGTAGTTGCTTTACTGAATCCACTACCTTGTGTTTTAATTTTTTTATCACCAAACTTAAATATAGAAAGACAAGCATCTTGTGCTGACATATTCATACATTTAGTAATAAGATGATGTAAAACAGGATAATCATAGAATAAATTATTAAATCCAATCATATTTTCTACATCATTCAATAACCATTTTGCTAAATCACCTCTTTCATCTGCTAAACAACTGATTTGAAATTTCTTTCTTTCCTTTGTAAAAGGATTTTTAGCAGATAGTAGAAATAAATTAGGATATGATTCTTCATCATATATCCATGTAGATTGTTGATTCATAATTATTTATAATTTTTACCAGTACCTTTATATGATTTGTCTTGTTTAGAAGGTTTATGAATTTTAAAAAATCTTCTTCTATTAGACAACATTAGATTTTGTTGAGGTAATGGTTGTTTGTGTTTAGGATGTATTTTTTCTTTTTCAAATCTATAAAACTCTGGAGTATATATAGTATGATATTGAGGTATCAATCCAAGATAACCAATAAGATAGGTGAATTGTTTTACAGCCATAATTTTAATATTCTATAATTCCTGAATCTCTAATTTTCTCATATAAATCCTTTTTTTGAGCAGGAAATAAAGCTGTATCATTTATAAACTCTTGTAGGTAGGTTTTTCTATCTGAAATGGTTGTTAAATTAGTAGTTTTTAGACTTCTATCAACTCTATTTATTATTTCCATTACATAAGTAGCTCCCTTTTTCATGTGTTCAGCATCTTCTGATTTTACAGCAAATACTTTATTTACATAATTTTCTAAATGAGGAATAGAACCTTTTACACTTTGTTTTGCTTTCAATGCTAAAAGTTTATTCTCTTCCATAATTTGAAATCTTTCAATTAACATAGTTGCTAACACAAGACTTTCAATCATTATATCACTTAATTCTTCGGAACTCAATTTATTACTCATTAGGAATAATTTTAGAAGCAATAATATTATTATATACTTTTTCTCCTTTGATTGAACCAGCAAAGTAATATTGAACAGAAACCTTTTCTCCTATTTTCCATTGAGTATCTAAATCAATTCGTGATTCAAAAAATACTATTTGTTTTTCATTAGTTTCTACACCAATTGTCCTTTTGTTAAATGGATTACCATCTCTTCTCTCTATCTGAATTGCATTTGTTACTGCAATTATCTTACCTTCTAAACTATAAGTTTTTCGATTACTACTCATTTTTAAACATTGTATAAAATTAATAAATCACTTGCTCTTGTGATACCTGTATAAAATAATCTTGTTTTCTCTTTTTGACTTGGATTGCGATTAATATTTCCAACATTAAGAATTGCTTGTTTATATGTACTTCCTTGTGATTTATGTACTGTAATAGCATGATTATATTTTACTTTGGCAAATCTGTCTTCAAAAGCATTTTTGTATGTCCATTTTATTTTCTTATTAAGACAACTATATTTTAACAGAGTTAATACAGCATTTAATTGTTTTTCTGCATCTTCGTGTATAATAAAAACACCTTTCCATTGTAATTTTCCATCACCCCATTCATCAACCTGTTTACCATTAACAATATAAGTTTTTAATACAACTACATTAATTTTCATAGGATTTTCTTCCATCATTACATTGAAAGAAATATCAGCAATATCAAGTGTATTGACTTTGATTTCTTGATTTGTAAAATATGTTTGATAAGGTTCATCAAAGATAAGACTTTCTCCTAATTCAATCTTTGCAGGATTAGTATAAATTTTTTCTCTTACTAATGTATTAATTTTATCTACTTCTTTGTTTTCCCAAGCTAAATATTTTAACTCATCAGAACCATTTATAGTAGCTAATTCATTAATAATTCTATCCTCATCTGTAGTATAAACAAAACCTTTATTATCAACTGTTCTTCCTTGTAAATCCCACATAGCACTCATATTTCTACTCAATGTTATAATAGGATTACCTTCTCCTTGTCTGATAATTTCAGTTAATTCTACTTCTGGATAACCTTGTAAAAATACAGGACTTTCTTCTTCTTTTACTGGATTTATTTGTTTATCATCTCCAATAAAAATAACAGTTGTTTTGTTTATTGTAGCATGTTCTTCAATCCAACCTAACATTTCCTCTCCTATCATAGATGATTCATCTATAATTAGTAATGCTACACCAACTAAAGGCATATATTTAGGATTATTAGAAATTAAAGGTTTAAAACTTTTTATACCTGTATTTTTATCAGTAACCATACCAATTTTCAATGCAGAATGAATAGTAATTAAACTTAAATTTTTAGCATCTTCTTTTTCTGTAATTTTCCCAGCTAATACTGAAACAGCTTTGTTTGTTGGAGCAGAACAATAAATAGATTTGTATTTAGGAATAGCTTTAGATAAAACTTTTAATAATTCATCTACCATAAATGTCTTTCCTACTCCAGCAGAACCTTTAATCAATAACCTTTTAGAAGTTTCAAGTATTTCTAAAGATTCATTTAAAATGTCTGTTTGGTGGCTTGTTAATCCCATTTGAATAATTTTTCATATTAATAATTTATTTTTTAACATTAGTAAAAAAACAGAAAGTGAATAAAAAATCTTCACTTTCTGTAAATAATTGATAAATTAGTTTAAAGAACTTTTTGACCAGCTTCTTCTAATTCATTTTTAATTTCTGCTGTTAGATATACATCTAATGGTTCAGCAGTTCTTGTGTCCATATCTCCAATAGAGCTTACTTTGAAGCAAACTTGACGATATTGACATTTTCCATTTTCATCCAATACCAAACTTCCTGCATCAGGATGATTGTCTGGGTATCTAACAACTTGTCTGTTACCAATAACATCCATAGTAGTCAATCCAGCAGTAATAGCATATTTTTGACTATCATTTAAGATTGGTTTGTTAGACAAAACTCTGTAAAGAGTAGCATTAGGAAAACTTTTCAATATTTCTGTTACAGATTCAATAGTAGAATCTACAGGAACATCAATCCAAGCAACTCTTGTTTCAACATTTTCATAAGGTTCATTTTCTTTAAAACCAAAATCTTTGATATCAAAAATGTTGTCTTGCATGTCATTGCTTACAGACTTACTTGGGTAAAAACTCAAGGTTTTTACAGTCTGTTTAATTTCAGCAGATAATGTGCCTTCTTTTTGCCAAGCACTTTTATATACTCTTGTAACTTCTAAACCTGCTTTTGAGATTTCTTTTCTGATTCTTTCTTGTGCTTCTGCAACTGTAGAATCAACTGGTGTTTGAACTGTTGTGTTCATAATGTAAAAAATTAAATGTTAAAAAATAAATGAATAAAATTAATGATAAAAAAAATGAGAAATCCCCAAAACTCATTTTACCGAATAATAGAAATAATAGTTTACAACAAATTTAAAACTTAATTTTAAAATGCTCTACTATCAGTCTATCAAAGAACTTATGGATTTTTTAATACCAACAAGAATATTTAACATAATATGTTTTGTGCTATGCATCTACATATTTAATAGGTTAGCTTTAACCTCGAACTTTATTTTAATTTACTGTTCTAATTTTGTGTAAAACTAAATGATTCTCAAACGGAGAATAAATATTGACTGAACTTACTGGCATATTGTCTTCATCATATATCTTGGTACAAGAAATTCAGATTACTAACTCACACAGGCTTGGCAGGATTGATTTATTCATTTGTTATATTATAAAAAAGTTTAGATAGAAATTATTTGTAGCCACATTATACTACCAACTATGTATGTAGGGTTGCTCCCACTATGTCTAATTTCGCACTCTAAACTTTTAAGTTTTAAAAAGAATGTAATTACAAAGAGATTTGAACTCTTATTCCTATTTTTCAAGGTCTTAACCAATGATTATGAGAACTTCCCTCATAATTCTAAAATGATATAATTACATCTTTAAACTGCTGATATACAGCTTGTTGTGGAGTGGCTGGGAATCGAACCCAGGTCTTACTTATTTCGATATTATAATTTTATACAGCTTTAGTAGCAGAACTTTACTTAAACCCTCATCTGGACTACCATTCAGGGTTACATCTCTTTCAATTCTTCATGTTAGAACAGGGTCAAACTGATTTCTCAATATGACGAATCCACCAGAGCATTTATTTATAAGGGTAACACACAAAACCCTACTGATGTTTAGGCAGCAACTGCAACATCTTCTCTAATTAAAGAGAAAACCATATTCATATTTGCTTCAACTTGTGCGTTATCTTCTAAAGACACTACACTATTATTTGTGTTTCCAATTACTTGATTTCACCTTAGTTTTAAACAGTTATCTCTCTGTGCTGAATTATAATACTTAACACAAGCAATCAATACCAGACCACCCCTTTTTTTAAAAAATGCTTGTCTTTCCAAGCTGTCAAGTTATCTTAACTATTGATTTTCCCCTATTTTGGAAATTTATTTTTCCGCCATAAACCATTAGGGTTTGGTGTGTGTCCTATCTGCTTACTCCACACATTCACATACACAGATGAATATATTATGAAAATTATTAATGTAATAAAAAATACTTATATAATAGAACCAAACTTATTATATAAGTATTTTTGTTAGTAAGAAATATGCATCTTTCTTTACCCTGTAATATTTCAATGTTAATCCTGACACATTTCTCTGATTTCCTTGAATAATTACTAACTGGAGATTGCTGAACTGATGATTCTGTATTTAATGTCTATTAATATCATCTGAAATGAAGACATGGTATTTTAAAATCTTTTGACCTGCCTTGTGTACAGGTAGTTTCTCTATAAGATTCTCACTAATTCTGAATGAAGAAAGCAAAAGATTTATAAGATAAATTAGTAATATAATAAAAGCTGTAACATATTTAATAAACTGATACACTATTCCTAAAATAGAGGTTCTCAATTAACTCCTTACCGAAATTCAAGGTATTTATTATCATTTACAATTTAAACATGAAGGACATCTGCTATATTTCATACAGTTGTAAGTTTTTCCTGTGGTAATTTTCCTCATGTACTTTTATTGCCCCACAGACCTGGACATTTTTCATTACTAATTTAAAGGATAAATTTCAAGTTTTTATTATACATTAATTAAGCTGTCCTGCCAATTTAGAAGATTGGTGCTATGTCAATGACCTGGAATATTATTGAGAGTTTCCAGAACTTTTTTCTCTCTACTTGAAATTTAATTTTTAGAAAAATGAATGAATCAAAACTTTAATTAAAGGATTACATGATTCATTCATCTTCTGTTAATAAACCCAACTCTATCAACAATGTTTCTTACATAGATTCTAATTTAGCTAAATCATTAGTTAAAATATCTATTTGTTTTTTTCTGTCAGCTATAAGTATATTTCTCATTTCTATTAGAATATTTGATTGTTCATCAACATCAAATTCTTGTTGCATAAGAAATATAACTTTTTCTGCTTGACTATATGTTTTTTGTGCTTTGGTTGGAGCAAAGAAGTTTTTAATTTTTTCAATCATAAGATTAATTTTTAAAAAGTTATGAAAATAAAGTCCAAAATTAATTGGACTTTAAATCATTTGATGTTTTAGTAGTGGAGACTTGCTCTTACACCAA